TACGCGCTGGACTACCAGAGCGACCCGCAGCGCTACACCGACCCGGACGCCTACCCGCACAAGTTCTCCTTCGAAAACGGGCAGATCCGCGTGTTCGGGGCGGGTACTGGAACCACCCTGACGCTGTACTACGTGCCCAAGATCGAGGCGCTGAGCAACAGCAACCCGACCAATTGGGTGTTGAGCAATGCACAGGACTTGTACCTGTTTGCCTGCTGCCTGGAGGGGGCCAAGTACATCCGTGCGGGGGATTTGGTGCAGACCCTCACAGGGATGGTGAACGACAAGCTGGAGGCGGTGAAGCGCTTTATCGAGCGCAAGGGCCAGCCGACCAACACAGGCTTGCAGATCAAGGTGCGCCGTGGATAAGCTCTTAGGCTTCACCCCGGACGCCGATCCGACCACGCCGGGGGTGATGACCGAGGTGGTCAACATGGTGCCCGACGAAAAGGGCATGAAGGGCGCGCCCACTCCTGTGACGCCTGCCAACGTCCCGGTGCTGGCAGCAGAGTGCATCGGCGCGGCAGTGACGACCAAGCTGGACGACACCCGCCGTATCTTTGCCGGGACCACGACCAAGTTGTACGAACTGGTGCTGGGCGCATGGGTGGACCGTTCGGCCACGACCTATGCAGGCGGGGCAGAAACCCGCTGGTGTTACACGCAGTTCGGGGACTCCACCCTGGCGGCGAACCTCGCGGACACGATCCAACGTTCACCGGGTTCTGGGGCGTTTGCGGCCATCTCGGGCGCACCCAAGGCGCGGATCATCTTCTCGGTGCAGGGCTTTGTGATGGCGCTGCACACCAACGATTCCGGCTTTGGTGACAACCCGGACCGCTGGTGGTGCTGTGCTGCGTTCAACGACACCGACTGGACGCCTTCGATCACGACCCAAGCCACGACAGGCCGCTTGGTGAGTACCCAAGGCCGGTTCACGGCAGGCGGGAAGTTGGGCGATTACGCCGTGGCCTACAAGGAACGTGCAATCTATCTGGGGCAGTACGTCGGCCCGCCGGTGGTGTGGGACTGGCAGGAGATCCCAGGCGGTGAGGCTGGGTGTGTCGGTCAAGAGGCGTGGTGCGACATTGGTGGTGCCCACTTCATCGTGGGGATAGACAACTTCTGGATCTTCGACGGTTCGCGCCCCAACAAGATCGGCAACGGGGTGGTGCGGGACTGGTTCTACGCCCAATCGAGTCCGCAACACCGTTACCGGACCCGCTGCGCGTATGACAAGCAGAACAATCTGGTCTGGGTGTTCTACCCCTCCCTGAGTTCGACCCAACCCGACAAAGCCTTGGTCTACCACACCGTCACTCAGCAGTGGGGCGCGGTGGATTTGGCGTCTGAGGCGGTGGTGAACTACGTGGGCGAGGGTTTGGCGATTGACGACCTGCCTTCTATTGCGCCCACGATGGACGGGCTGACGGAATACTCGTTCGACTCCCAATTCTGGCTGGTGGGGGGAAGGTCGTTGGCGATCTTCAACAACTCGCACCAGTTGCAGACCGTGACCGGGGACTCGGTGACTTCCGGCTACACCTCGGGGGACTACGGGGACGATGACGCCTACTCCCTGCTGACCAAGGTGCGGGTGCGGTTTGCTCCTGGCGAGAAGCCGACGAGCGCCACGATGACCAGCCAAACCAAGAACGACGCCGGGGATGCCTTGATGCCTGCCACGGTTTCCACTTGGGCAGATGGCAAGTTCGACGCCCTGGATTCCTCGCGCTGGCATCGGGTGACGTTTGAGTTCACCGGACGGGTGACGGCGGTAGGGCATGAGCTGACCCTGATCCCCGAGGGCACGCAATGAGGATCAGCAAAACCCCCAGAAAGAACGTGGACGCCGAAACCGCGCAGTGGATGCGCGAGGTGGCGAACCAGATCAACGGACTGTCAGAGGGCAGGGCGGTTGCGCTTTACCAATCCGCATCATCTGCACCAACGACAGGCACCTATGCACAGGGTGACTTTGTAGCCAACAACACGCCCACCGAGTTGGGCACTGCTGGGTCAAAGTATGTCATCGACGGCTGGAAATGCGTGATCGGTGGCACACCCGGCACATGGGTGGAATGTCGGTACTTGACAGGTGCCTGATGACCCTTACCCCCATTCCCGCCTCCCACATCGACCTCGCCTGGAAGGAAGGGGCTTCCTGCCTTGCCGAAGCCTGCGACACCTCGGGCGGGGAGATTACGGGGGACCAACTGAAGATGATCCTCTCCCGTGGGGAGCGCACCCTGATCCGCATGGATGCCGAGGACGGTGTGCGTGGCTGGGGGGTGGTGAGGGTGGATCAACTGCCCAACCTGAGAGTCTTGTTCGTCACCGACTTGGTGGCGCATCACGGCAGGTTTCAGGACTTTTTCGGGGCGATCAAGGAGATGGCCCGCACGCTGGGGTGTTCCAGGGTCCGCTGTGCGGCAGGGAAAGCCCAGGAGCGTTTGTACCGGATGACTTGCGGGTTCCAGCCCGTGTACTCGATTTTGGAGGTGGAAGCATGACCAGTCGGCGTGAACTATATGCAATGGGTGAGCCGCTAGGCGACAGCGCCACCCAGGAGAAACCCTTTGGCCGGATCTACGGCGGTGGGGGCGGGGGAGGGGGCACATCCACCACAACGCCACAAATCGCGCCTGAGCTTCGCCCTCTGGCCAACCTGTACACCCAGCAAGCGCAGCAACTCGCCTCCACCCCGTGGCAGGCGTATTCGGGGCAACGGTTTGCGGACCTGAACTCGACCCAGAACCTCGGGATTGGAATGATCCAAGACCGGGCACTGAATGGTTCGCAGACCATGAACAACGCCGAGGCCAACCTGAACCAGTTCATTCAGGGGGGTAACACGAATCCGTACCTCGACCAGATGGTGCAGAAGGCGCAGGATTCGGTGAAGTCCAACTTCAACACTGCGGCGGTGAACTCCGGCTCCTTTGGTAACTCCGGGCTTCAGCAACAGTACGCAGCCGGATTGACGGACGTGGCGACCCAAATGTACGGCAACGCCTACAACACCGACCAAGCGAACCGGATGCAGGCGATTGGCATGGCACCGACATTCGGCAATGCGGCCTACCAAGACGCGGGCCAACTGCTGAACGCCGGGAACCTGCAACAACAGCAAGTCCAGAACAACCTCGATTTCGGCTACCAGCAGTACCAAGACGCGCAGAACAACCCCTACAAGAAACTCCAGACGATTGGCGGTGTGGTGGGTCAGGCGCAGGGTTCAACGACGACGACCAGTGGCGGAGGTAAGTGAAATGGCGATTTTTAAAAGCCCATTTTTGGCCGAGAAATTTGGCCTTACTCGTAAGGAGGCGCAACCACTCACAGCGGCAGACCTTGACGCCTACTTCAAGCAGAACAACCCTTTCCAGTCCATCCCCGTTCAAGGCGTGGACCCGGCGCAGTTCATCAATCCTCGATATACCCGCGCGCCTGCTACTGACAACTCGCTGAGTCCTCTGGCGCAGTTCCAGGCGTTCAAGCAGTCGGGCCAGATGCCTGCCCAGCAAAGTTCTTTCGTGCCCTGGCAGCAACCGGCCACGCCGATGATGCAGGCGGCTCCCGTGGCCACATCGACCAAAGGAGTCAAGTGATGTTTCCCATGCTGATGCCTCTTTTGATTGGCGCGGGTCTGGGTGCTGTGGCGAACAAAAAAGACCCACTCAAAGGCGCTTTGCTGGGTGCTGGCTTGGGTGCAGCAGGGGGCACGCTGGCGGCGGGTGGCGGTGGGTTGCTGGGTTCGGCTCCTGCAGCCTCTGGTGCTTCTGCCGGTGCTGCTGGTGCTGCTGGTGCCTCCACGACAGCCGGACAAACCGCAACACTGCTTGGCTTGCCTGAATCGGCGGCGTTTGGCCCGCAGTCACAGTCTGCAATGTTGGCTGCTCAGAATGAGGGCTTCGGCTTGGCTGGCGACAAATTGCTCTCCCAGGCTGCGGAAGCGCCGTGGAAGTCGGCAATGGACAAAGCCACGTTCGCAAGATTTGCGGGCGGCGCTGGCAAAGGCATGGCAACCTCGCTCCCGGCCTTCAACCCGATCACGGGCACCTACGCCAACGCCACGCAGCTTCCTGGCATGACCGGGGCAATGGAAACACTCAAGAGCTTCAACAGCGCAGTCAAGCCTGTTGGCGAGGCAATGGGCACCGCGAAGCTGGCGCAGGGACTTTTGGCCGAGCCGGAAATGGCTCCCCCTCCTGCCATGCCGATCCAGTCTCAACCGCTGGACCTGAGTGGGGTGTTGAACAGCAACCAGCAAGAGATGGCCCGGACGTTTGAAGAGGACATGAAACGCCGTCAATCAATGGGCGAATATGCCCGCTATGCAATGGGAGCGCGATGATGCAAGGTTTGCTTGGCAATGGGCAAGTGGCGCAACTGCAACAGAAACGCATGGCCCGCCGTGGGCTGCTGGGGTGACATATGAAGCCGGTCACGCAAGAGTTGCTGCGGAAGTTGTTTGACTACAACCCGGAAACGGGAGAGTTGAGTCGACTTGTCACCAGAGGGTCGCGCGGCCCTAAAGGTGCCGTGGTTGGGTGTCTCAATGTCCACGGCTACTTGGTTACCAGATTGAATGGGAAGCTGTATCAAAACCAGCGCCTGATCTGGATGTGGGTTCACGGACATTGGCCGCTTGGCGTCATGGATCACATTAACCATGTGACGACAGACAACCGCCTTGCAAACCTGAGAGATGTTCCTCAAGCCATCAATGCACAAAACCGTGCCGGCCCACAAAAGGACAACCAGTGTGGCTATCTCGGCGTGATTCGGCGGGGCAATAGCTTCAGGGCGCGGGTCAAACTGAACAGAAAAATGATCTATGTCGGCACATACGCAACGCCAGAGGAAGCGCACGCAGCCTATGTTGCAAAGAAAAGAGAAGTGCACATTGGGTGCACGATGTAAGGAGTAGCTATGAACGGTTTGCTGGATTTTGTAAAGACTCCCGAGGGCCAAGGGCTGCTTTCTGGGATATTTGGTTATGCTGCCAATGCGAGGCGCGGTCAGCCTATAAATAGCCTCGGTCGAGGTGGGATTGCGGGTCTGCTGGGGTACTCCAATGCCATGGAGCGTGAGCAACAGGCCAAGGACAACGCCTTCCAGCAGGAATACCGCGCCTTGCAGATGGATCAACTCCGTCAGCAAGCGGAACAGCAGAAGCGCCAACAAGCATGGCGCACCCAACTGCCCGCCCTGATGCAACCCAAACTGCAAGGCACCGATGCAGTGACCAACCAGATCGCAGCCGAGAACGCCGAGTTTGGCGACTTTGGCGTGCAGAAGTTGGCCGACCTGCGCACCCCGTTGAATATCTCCTACGGACCCGATCAGAACGCCTTGCAGGCCCATTTGATGAGCCCTGACAGCCCGTTTGCGGACAAGATGCTGGAACGCCAGTTGTTCCCCAAGGAGGCCGAGGCTTTTACGTTGGGCGAGGGTCAGGTTCGGTACGACGGCCAAGGGCGGGTGGTTGCTCAGGGTCCAGAAAAGAAAGAGGCTACCCCGGCAGAGATTCGCGGCTACCAATTGGCGCAGTCTCAGGGCTTCACGGGATCGTTCTTCGACTACCAAGCCGCACTGAAACGTGCCGGAGCCTCCAGCCAAACTGTCATCAACAAGCAGGAAGGCGCAGAAGCCAAAACGGTTGGCGAGTTCTTTGGCGGCTCTTATGCCGACATTCAGAAGGCGGGAATGAACGCCTCCTCCAAACTCAATCGTTACGACCGGCTGGGTTCTTTGTTGGAAGGCGTCAGTACCGGCAAATTCACTCCGTTTGGCGTGGAGGTTGCCAAAACCGCCGAAAGTCTTGGTATCAAGATTGATCCAAGCCTGCCAAACAAAGAGGCGGCGCAAGCACTGTCCGGCGAAATCGCTCTGGAGCTTCGCAACCCCTCTGGCGGTGCTGGTATGCCTGGTGCAATGTCTGACGCAGACCGTCAGTTCCTGGTTTCTATGGTCCCTGGCCTGACAACAACGCCGCAAGGTCGGAAACTCATGTTGGATACGGCTCGCAAACTGGCCCAGCGCGACCAGGACGTGGCCCGGTTGGCGCGTGAGTACCGCACCAGGAATGGCTCGATTGATGAGGGCTTCTACAACATGCTGTCCGCTTGGTCGGCGCAGAACCCGCTTTTCCCGCAATCCAGCGTCATGCGCGCCAACCCGAACGCACCTTCCGCACCAAAGGCGGCTGGCGCTCGTTTCCTCGGCTTTGAGCAGTAAGGAGCAGATATGCCTGTTGCCCGTTTTGAGATGCCTGATGGACGCATTGCACGCTTTGAGGTGCCGGAGGGCACCACGCCCGAGCAGGCGCAGGCAATGATCCAAGAGGCACTGCCGAACCTTGGCGCGTCCAAAGGACCGTTGACAAGGACCGAAAAGATCACAACCGGGATGGCGGACCCCATTCACGGTGGCGCTCAACTGCTGACCAAAATCCTGCCGGAAGGCGTGGTGCGTGCTGGCAATGAGTTCAACAACTGGCTGGCCGACAAAACTGGCCTGGTGCCTCGCTTGCCTGAAGGCGGAGTCGATCAGCAAGTCCGAGAGCGTGAGTCTGAGTACCAATATCGCCGTGCCGCTGCCGGAGAGTCTGGCATTGATGGATACCGGATGATTGGAAACGTGGTGAGTCCTGCCAACGTGGCGCTGGCGCGTGCGGTGCCTTTGGCTTCGTCCTTGACCCGTCAGGCTGCGTTGGGGGCTGCGGGTGGCGCTGCCTCGGCTGCTCTTGCGCCTGTCACGGAAGGGGATTTTGCGGAAGGCAAGGCCCAGCAGGTCAAGATTGGTGCCATTGGTGGCGCTGCCGGTCCGGTGGTTGCCCGTGGCATTGCATCCGTGGTGAGTCCTCGCGCATCGGTCAACCCGGATGTGAAGATGTTGCGTGACGCAGGTGTGCGCCCAACGATTGGCCAGACGCTGGGTGGTCGTGCCAACACCCTTGAGGAGCGCCTCGCCAGCGTGCCGTTCATTGGCGATGCGGTGGCTGACCAGCGGCGCAGGGCGGTGGAGGAGTTCAACAAAGCGGCACTCAACCGCGTGACCAAGCCTCTGGGGCAACAGGTGGACGACATTGGAACGGCGGGCGTGGCCCGTGCCGGTGATGTGGTCTCTGATGCCTACGAAGCGGCCAAGCAGCAAATGGGTGCTTTCCGCATTGACCAGCCTGCCCGCAACGAGTTGAACAATCTGAAGATGATGGCCACCAAGGGATTGGAAGGCACAGAGCGCAAGATTTTCAACAACTATTTCAGCGAGTACATCCAGACCAAAAAGGGTCTAACTGCCGAAGCATTCAAGGAACTGGACAGCAAGCTGGGCAAGGACATTGCGCGTTACAGCGGCAGTTCAGACGCTTACCAGCAAAACCTTGGTGACGCTCTGAAAGAGGTGCAGCGCATCATTCGTGAGAACGCCATGCGGGCCAACCCAGAAGCCGCCAAAGCCATGCGTGCCGCAGACTCTGCCTTTGCAAACTTGGTGCGAGTCGAAGGCGCGGCGGTTGGTGCGAAGGGGTCGGGCGGTGTGTTCACGCCTGGACAGTTGATGACTGCCGTGCGTCAGGCCGATAGATCGGTGCGTGACCGGGCGACGGCGCGTGGATCGGCTTTGATGCAGGATTTGGCGGGTGCCGGTACATCTGTTTTGGGTAACCGCGTGCCTGACAGTGGAACGGCTGGACGCCTGCTGACGACACTTGGCCCGTTGGGTGCTGTGGGTGCCGGTGCTGCTGGAATGATTAGCCCTTGGACTGCTGCTGGCGGCGCTTTGGGGCTTGGGCTTTACACGACACCCATGCAGAACCTACTTAGCTGGTCTGCGAGCGCGAGACCACAAGGTGCCCAGGCGATAGGCCAGGCGATTCAGGAGGCTGCGCCCCGTTTCGCTCCGTTTGGCAGCCAGATAGGACTCGGCCTTCTGCAATAAGAGCGCCCAAATCGGGATTGAGGCTCCGGTAATGGCTACACGCCAAAACTGATCTTCAGTCATATCTTCCCTTTCCAGCCCCTTCGGGGGCTTTGCTTTACCACTATGGACAGTAACGGGCAAGGAGTTATGCCATGCCCATCCCGAGCGCGATCTCAGACCTTTCTACCACGCCATCCCTCAACAGTCCAGCAGGCAGTGAGTCCCCTGCACTGGTGGATGACTATTTGAGAACCCATGCGGCGTTCATCAAGCAGGTCAGTGATTCCAAGGCTAACGATGCCGATGTGGTGAAGCTGACAGGTAACCAGACTATTGACGGGACCAAAACCTTCTCCAGCCCGATTGCAGGCTCTACCACCACTCAAGTGAGTCTGACTGGCAACGAAACCATTGCCGGGACCAAAACCTTCAGTTCTGCGCCTTTGGTTCCTGGCCTGAACGGGGGCCAACTCGCCGGGATGCGCAACAAGATCATCAACGGCAACTTCCAGGTCAATCAGCGCGGTTATGTGTCGGGCACCAACGTGGGAGCAGCCAATACCTACACATTGGATCGTTGGCGTGTTGTGACCTCCGGCCAGAACATCACCTTCACCGCCTCTGGCAACGGCAATCTGGTTACTGCCCCAGCAGGCGGTCTGGAGCAGGTGATTGAGGGCATCAACATCGAAGGCGGCACCTATGTGCTGAATTGGACGGGGACCGCTACGGCAACCGTCAACGGCACTGCACGGGCCAAGGGCGAACCCTTCACGCTGACTGCCAACACCAACGCCACGGTTCGTTTCTCTTCAGGGACTGTTGGGTTGGTGCAGTTGGAGCCTGGAACTGTCGCCACACCGTTTGAGCATCGGCCTTATGGGACTGAGTTGGCGTTGTGCCAGCGGTATTACCAGACGACAACACTTGGTTTGAGAGTACCACAAAGCGATACAGGGACAAATAGGGCGAACTCGTTTCTTTTCCCTGTAACTATGCGGGCCGCTCCGACTGTAAATGTTGGATCTCCTGCAAACACTTGGTCAACAGGGCCAGAAATAACTGCTTCGAATTATGGTTTTACCGTTGCTGGAACCGTTAGCTCGTCCGGTCAAGGTCAAATTGTTCAAGGTTACACGGCCTCCAGCGAACTCTAAGGACAGACCATGTACAAGCTAACCAACACCACCAGCATCATCCGTCTGTCAGACAACGCTTGCATCCCGGCAGACCCGGCCAACACCGACTGGCAGCAATACCAGCAGTGGCTCGCAGAAGGCAACACGCCCGAGCCTGCTGATCCGCCTCCAGTCCCTGTTATCACCAGCGTGACGATGCGCCAAGCCCGTTTGGCCCTGCTAAATGCAGGGTTGCTGGACGATGTGGATGCGGCAATCGCTTCGATTCCCGATCCAGTCCAGCGCAAAGCGGCAGAGATTGAATGGGAATACGCCCAGACCGTTGACCGTGACAGCCCGTTTACCAAACAACTCGCGCAGGGTTTGGGTTTGACGGACGAGCAGAAAAACGAGTTGTTCATTCAAGCATCGCAGCTATGAATTACGTGCTCTGGTATCTGGCCTATGCCGCTTCGTCCATGTTCCTGCTGTGGGTGTTTTACCTCGCAGTGATGAAACTTTGGCTGGTCAAGCGCAAAGACGGTTTGAACTGGCAGAGCAAGGTTTTGGGGTATCCGGTGCTGTTCATTGGCTACCTGCTGGACTTCAATGCGAATGTCGGTGTGATGACCTTGGTGCTGTTGGAGATTCCCCGGGAAACCACGGTGACGGCACGACTCCAGCGGCACATGAAGGGCACAGGATGGCGCAGGAAAGTGGCTGGATGGTTTGAGCCAATCCTTGATCCTTACGACCCCACGGGCAATCACATCTGATATGGCAACATCTGAAACCATCGCTCTGATTGAGCATCGTATTTCCTCGATTGAGGAGTCCCATATGGACTTAAAGGATGCAATCAAGGAGTTGACCAACGCCATACACAAGCTGGCCATCATTGATGAGCGCCAGATTCAGTCGGCAATCACAATGGACAAGCTGAGTGCAGCAACGGACAAGGCGCACTCCCGCATTGATGGGTTGACCTCAGAGTTTGCCAAAGCTTTGGAAAAGGCCAAAGAAGAAAACCAGCTACAACGTGCCACGCTGGAAGTTCGGCTGGCCAATCTGGAAAAGGCTGAGCCTATTCAGAAAAAAACCACAGAATGGGTGGAGAGGGTTCAGTGGCTGATTGTCGGCACTGTGATTACCGCATTGGTTGCGGTTGTGGTTGTTAGGCCGTGATTTTCTATCTGCTTTGGCCCTATCTATGGTGGAGGCTGTATGGTGTTTGAGCAAGCCTTTGAGCAAGTCCTGAAGCATGAGGGTGGCTTTGTGAACCACCCCTCCGACCCCGGTGGGGCGACGAACTACGGGATCACGCAAGCTGTGGCCCGCAGGCATGGGTACACGGGCGACATGCGGGATCTTCCCATCCCCATGGCGAAGTCGATCTACTGGAGCGACTACTGGCGACCGATCCGGGGCGATGAACTGCCCGCAGAGGTCCGCTACGCCGTTTTTGATGCGGCGGTGAACTCTGGGGTGCGTCAGGCGATTCTGTGGCTCCAGCGGGCGGCTGGCGTAAAAGATGACGGTGTGTTTGGCCCGCAAACCCTGCTGGCGGTCAAGACGCAAAGCCCCAACGTCTTGCTGCGCCGATTGCTGGCTCAACGCCTGCGGTTCATGGCTGGGCTGTCCAACTGGCCCGCGTTTGGGCGCGGCTGGGCACGGCGCATCTCTGACCTTCTGGAGGCATGATGGACCCGATCACTCTGGCCATGGGCTTGGCGCAGTTCGCGCCCTCTGTGGTGCGCTGGTTGAGTGGCAGCGACAAGGCCGAGCAGGTGGCGCAGCGGGTGGTCGATGTGGCAGAGGTGGTGACTGGTCGCCAAGGCCCTCAAGCCATCGAGGCAATGCAGGCAGACCCGGCGCTGGTGTTGCAATTCCGTCAAGCATTGGCCGAGATTGAGCTGGAGATGGAACGAGCGTACCTGGCCGACCGACAGGATGCGCGAGGCCGGGACGTGGCCTATGTGCAGGCGGGCCGGCGCAATGTGAGGGCGGATGTGATGGTGGCGCTGGATGCGCTGGGGCTGATTGTGTGCCTGGTGGTGCTGGCCTTGTACAGTGACCGGCTGGCTGGGGAGGCGATTGCGCTTATCAGTACGGTGGCGAGCATTTTTGGATTGTGTCTGCGAGATGCCCACCAGTTTGAGTTCGGCAGCTCGCGTGGATCTGCCGAAAAGACAGAGTTGCTGGCGGGGCCACGCAAATGAGGCGGCCGACCGACGACCAGGACCTGGGCGACTGGAAGATGGAGCGCAACCGCAAGGCGCTGCGCCAGGCGGCAGAGCGGCTGCGCTGGCGGGAGCGCGAGCGCCGCGATGAGCTGGTGCGGCGACTGGATGAGTACGGCGGCGAGGCGGATCGGGAGCCGGTGCCTAGGATTGATTGATCTACAATGCAGGGTTTCGTGCGGGTAGGGGGTTGCTGCGTGCTTTCGTGGTGGTTCCCCAGGATTTCCCCATCTGGCGTGCAAGTGGTTGATTTGTAACGATTGCCGACGCACCCCCCGCGCACCAACCATCAAAAATGGTTGAAAACTAGCGACTTTCACCGAGTCGCGCATTAAGGCCCGTTTCTCTATGAGATTCGGGCTTTTTTGTTGCCCTGTGCGGTGCGCCGAGTCGCGCACACTAGCACCCAAAAACACCGAGATTTACAATCGCGTTCCCCATTTTTCCCCACGCGGGCCAAAAATTTACCCACGCGATGGCTTCGATCACCAAACTCAAAACCGGATGGCGGGCGCAGGTGGCCCGCAAGGGTGTGCGCAAGTCGCAGATGTTCCCGACGAAGGCGGCGGCGCAGGCCTGGGCGCTGGCCGAGGAGGCGCCATTCTGGCGGAGGCGAGCGCGGAATACCCGAGCAAGACGCTGGGTGATGCGCTGGACCGCTACCTGCGGGAGGTGAGCGTGCGAAAGCGGGCGCCCACGCGGAGCGGCTGCGGTTTGAGGCGCTGCGCCGGGAATCACCGACTGCCCATAGAGAGGCTGAGACTGCCAAGGCACACAG